AGCGATAACTACCGCCATTAAAAAAGTCATAAAAGTATGATACTATATCTCCTGTATTACTTTTTTCAATACATTCAAATAGTCCTTTTTCGACGACATCATAATCTAACAATACCAATTCCTCATTTTCAAAATCAACTTGAGAAAACGTACTCGAAGATTCTATTTGATTGGCAAATAATTCAGCATAGTTATCCACAGGTAAATTAGTTAATGGTCTTGAAATAAAATTATTAACCGTTGTTCTTCTAAGAACATTATAGTATGTTTCTCCATTACAATTTGTTTTCATTTCTAAAAACCAATATTGCAACTTGGATTCAATTTTATATCGTATATAATCCTCAGAGTATTTATATTTTAATGTATATTTATCATAATCGTCAGGATGACCGTGTTTCTCATATGCTCTGTCATATAAATATTCGTTATATCTGCCCACATAAATATATTTTTCGCCCTTACGCGTTTCATATAAATAACCGATTTTCAACTCGCTCGGCTTTAAAAAATCTCTCTTGTTTATCATTTGAGAATATGTAATACATTCTTGATAATCAGGAGAAGATGTCGGCACAAGCAATAAGTCTTTGCCATCCCAGCCATATACAAATTCGCCCTCAAGTCCTTTACCTTTGGTGGAAGTACAGCACTCCAATATCCACAATAAGTTCGGTATTGTTATTTCAATCTCGAATCCGCGTGGGTCATAAACTCTAACATAAGTTTTTCTGACATCTCTGCTCCAAGAATTTTCAATGCCGCCTGCATTTTTATTGATTACGAAACCCTCAAGCGGCTCGTTATCGTAAATATTATTAGGGATATTTTCGTCGCGCCAGCTTTCCCAAGAGGTTTCTTTTCTCAACTTGCCCTTTTCATCAAAATAAATAACATATGCGAGCTTGCCTGTATATGTATCTTTGCGCTCTTGATAGCCGACATTAATCCTTTTGGGTATATAAATTTTTGTTTTCATTTATTAAATCTCTTTCAAAACTACTTTCCCTTGTTTCAAAGATTGCTGAACATCAATTATTCGTTGGTTTGTACTACCGCGAAAAGCCAAGGTTAAATCTTTTTGTTTTTCATCGAAAGCCCCATCAACAATATAATCACAACATTTTATAGTTTCTATTCTAAAGAAATCTGCACCGTGAGGGTGTATTTCAAGATTTGAAGAAGTCAAAAAAGCATAATTAAATTCATTGTTGTGTAGTTTATGCAAACTTAAAGTGTTTCCCGTATAAAGCCATATTAGCTTTGTATCTTGGAAAACAGACTTTATACTGCGAATAATCCCGCACACGCACTCGATATTTTCGTCTGCTAACGGTTCACCGCCTAAAATAGTAACTCGGCTTATATATGGTTTGGAAATCATATCAAAGAACATTTTTTTACTTTCGTTCGTCCATAATTTCCCACCGTCAAACCCCCAAGTTTCTGGATTAAAACAACCCTTACAATGCCTATGACAACCTTGGACGAAGAGGGATGTCCCCACACCCTCTCCGTTCGTATATTCACAAGGTTCAATTTTTGCGTATCTCATTTTTAGCCGTTGAAGTGCTTAACGCGCATTTCAACTTCCTCCTGTTTACCTTCGTTAAATGCGGTCTTATAATCGCCCGTTAAGTAGCCAGTCACTCTACGCAGCCTACGAATTTCATCACAGCCACACATAGGACAAACATCTTTAATTTCGTCTGTGTGTCCACAATCTACACACATATCATTAGGCACATTTACCGCAAAATAAGGAACGTCTTTATCCATAGCATAGTTGACAATGCTTTCGAGGGCATCTAAGTTATTTTTAACGCCAGCATTAAGCTCAACATAGGTGATACAACCAGCAGATGAGTAACCTGTTAATTGTGCCTCAATATCAATCTTTTCATATGGGTTCATTTCAATCCAAACAGGAACGTGAATTGAATTAGTAAAGAATTTTTTATCAGACACGTTTGGAATTTCGCCGTACTTCTCTTTGAACTTTGTCATAGCGGTAAAGCAAAGATTTTCGGCTGGAGTATAGTAAACACCAAAGTTTAATTTGTATTCCTGCTTAAACTCAGCACATCTATCCTTAAATAATTGCTCAATTCTCTTTGCCAGTTCCATACCTTTGGGATTGGTGTGGTCACAACCAATAAGAATTTGTAATGTTTCAGCTAATCCAAGCTGACCTATCGCCAAAGTTCCGTGTCTTAACGCAGAAGAAATATCCTTACCGTCATAACCCTCCATTGTGCCGTTTTCATACATAAATTTAGCTGCTTCAGCAGATTGTGAACAGATATGTTTAAATCTTTCAATGAGCATATCTTTGGCTTCGTGAATCTTAGTATCTAATAGATTCATAAAGGTATTAATAATACACTCCTCTGTGCTTTCCTGTGGGAAATCTTCAGGGTTAAGTTTTGACTCCATAGCAAGAGTTGGCAAAATAATAGTAACCGGGCAAATGTTACCTCTGCCATCCTTGAGCTGACCAAATCCATTAATATCAAAGCCGTTGGCGGTTCTGCAACCCATTGTGCTGAAATATGTTTGAGGGTCATTACGGTCATAACCGTCGTTGCCTGACCAATCTACATTCGCATAATTAGGATATAATCTTAATGATGTTGATTTCAAAGCAAGTCTGTAAAGGTCATAGTTTGGCTCGCCCTTTTTGCGATTTACACCTTTCATCATTTGGAAAATACCACACGGGAATATAGAGGTTTTATGCTTCTTTCCTATACCTTTAATAGATGTTGTTAAAAGCGATTTTGTTACCATTCTGCCCTCATCTGATGTGCAAGTGCCATAGTTAATCGAGGTAAAGGGTAACTGGTTGCCAGAGCGTGACTGGAGCGTGTTTAAATTATGGTACATACCCTCAACCGCCTGCTCGGTTTCTTTGCGAGTTAATTCGTCACTTAATTTCCAAATGAACTTTTTAATAAAGTTGTACCAATGCTTGCCCTTGTAAACCTCATCGTTAATAGAAGTTTCAGTAATATCAAAATTATTTTCATTAATCGCCTTGGCGTGAGATAAATTTTTGATAATCGGAATATGATTAATTACCATCTTATAGTGTTTGTAGAAACTTTTTCTCACATAGGGAACCATTGTCCAATCTAAGTGTGTTGCCGAAACACCGCCGAACTGCTGAAGGCTCTGCAACTGGAAAATAACTGCAACAAGCTGAAAAGCCGTATTAATAGATTGTGCAGGTCTAACATCTGTCTGTCTTGTGTTAAATCCGTTCGCGAGGAGTTTGTCAAACGGAATAGACAAGCAGTTGTGGTCGCCAACCGCATAATGGTCTAAATCGTGAATGTATATCTCGTTATTCAAATGGTTATTTCTTGCCATTTCAGACATACAATGATTTAGTGCATAATCTTTAGTGACAACGCTCGTGGCAGCACCCATACGACCGCCGAACGAGGCTTCATCAACATTGGCGTTCTGATAATCAATATCGGTAGCATATAGCTTTTTACCAATATTTTTAATTAGCGAACTTTTCTTTTCCCTTTCTCTGGTTCTATCATTACGATAGATTATGTATGCTTTTGCAACATCTTTACGAGAGCTTTGCATTAGTTCTTGTTCAACCATATCTTGTATGGCTTCAACAGTTGTAATGTCGCCAACTTTTTCTGCAATACGATTTGCAATATTGCCAATTAGTGTGGAATCTTCATCGGTAAGATTACCGTCCACTTCTACAAACGCCTTTGTTAATGCGCCGATAATCTTACTAACATCAAATACCGATTCGCGCCCATCGCGCTTAATAATCTTTGCCATTATTCCTCCTTGTCAAACAACGATAACTGCTCCCATTCGGGGGAGAAGTTACTAAGCCTAAGTATTCTTCTAACAATTCTAATACCTTATTCTGGTTTAATCGAAATTCGGCATTATCTATAACAAAATCAACTTCTTTTTCAACTGCGTCAAATTGCCCAACGTCTGATAGACACCTACGATACGCTTCGTCTATGTTATCGCCACGATTAAGAATACTTATCAGTTGAGTTCGCCTGTCTAAATGAACATATATAGAGGTTATTTGATAGCCCAATCGTTTCAGAGCTCTTAGCCCAGCGGGTGTTAATGCCGCTACGGCTTTAGAGTCTTGACAATCTGATTTTGCTGTGCCATATGACCAATCACGATATGACGCATATTCTACGAAAAATCCTTGCTCAATAAAGCTATCGAACATCTTTTGCGAGATGAAGTGATAGTCAACGCCATCAACTTCACCTTCTCGCATAGGACGCGTGGTATATGTAACAACTTTATGATAATCAGGATGGGCTTTTACAAAGTTATTCTGTAATGTTGATTTGCCAGAAGCTGATTTACCAACAATAACAATCATAAAATCACCACTTGTTTAAATCTTCAATTTCGCAGTCATAAACTGCTTTATATGCTTCAATTTTATCTTCTAACGACATATCCTTTAATTCGGAATCGAGCTCTTTTTCAAGACAATCCCTGCATAAATCCTCATCGTCAAAAGAATAATCTGCATATGTTTCATCGCCGCAGCGGTCGCAATATATTCTAAGAACATTACGATTTGGGCAACTACTACCCAAACACGGCAATCCGCAACTTACACACTCATCTTCGTATCGTCTCATTCCTCAACCTCGATGTCATCATAGATAACAGGGAATAAACGCTTAAATTCGGCAAGCATTTCAATAGCAATCTCTCTCATTTGAGGGTGTGCCTTCTTCGAGGTTCTTAGCTTAAAGAAGTGCCGCCAAGAGCGATGGTTCATTGTAATAACAATAGTTGTCTTGGTTGAGTTGTTTAGAACAGAACGTGCAATCTGAGGACTTGCGCCGAGTTCAAGCATATTTATGTAATGTCGCTCGGCATCTTTGTTAGCCTCTAACCATTCTGTGTAAATCGCGCCCACCGCATCCGCGTCGAGATTGCTGAACTTTGGGTCAAGCTCCATACCCTTTTCAATATCAATAAAGGTAATTTCATTTCCAAACTTATCGTTGGCGTAATTACAATACCTTGTTGATTCTTGAGAGTAGCTTGCTATCCTATGCCTTACAATTTCGTGAGTTATACCCCTGTCGCAAGTAACGGAAACAGTTACAACGCCGTGTTCTAAAACTGACTCGTGCCCATATTTGAGGATTGTATTTGAAAGTATCTTTTTTGCACTTTCACCATCCTCGGTAATTTTATCGCCCGATTGATAACAAGTACGACCAGCCTTTTCAAGGAGTTGCAGTTCCGCGATTCCGCCATTTGAAATGTTGCTAAGAATTTGAAAGCTCGGTTTAATTATTCTCATTGGCTACCTCGGTATTTTCCTTTTCGGCTTTCGCTTTGGCTTTAGCTCTGTCTTTCGCCATTTGAGCCTCGACACTCTTAATGTTCTCTTCGCAAGAAGTGATAATCTCGTTTAATCTTTCCTCAACAGTTTTGGTTTCGTCTTTGGCTGTTTTCAAAATGACTTTCATCATTGATAGAGCTCCAACTTGCATACCAATCTGCAAAGCGGTGTTTCTAATGCTTTCCATATTAGCGCGAGCATTTTCTTCAACTTTTTGGAGTGCTTGCGCTCTTTTTACATCAACTTTCATAAACGCTCCTTATTTTCAATTTTTTCAAAATTTTACTTCCCCTATTTTAGGGGGAATTTTGAGGGTAAAAAGTCAATAAAACACGAATTTTATTGACTTTTGCACAAATCCTCTTTTGTAATACAATTCCATAGGTCTTCAATCGTTTTTAAGGGTATAGCCTTGCCATCTTCGTCTGTAACCGAACCGTGATAGTAGTCTTTACCACAATTAATCTCGAATAACCAATATGAAATCCATTGAGTTTCTTCGTCGCCTAAAAATTTCTCTAATAAGAAAACAGTATCGGAAATTGTATCTGGAAAATGAATAAGCATATCATTTTTTGTTTTCTTATAATAATCGTGTGAAACTTTTGCCAGCGCATCCTCACACTCTAATACAGCAACAATGCTACTAATTATGTCTTTAAAATCTAAAAACTTTAATTCTGATTTTGCTTTCATATGTTCTCCACTTGCTTATAATCAGTCAACCAAATCTCAGACGTTCCCGGTATCTTTTCAAATTTGCCGTCCTCGGTTCGCCGCGATTTTGGTTTTCGAGTTTGTTTTTTTACATAAATAATATCGCCCTTTTTAAGCTTGTTTCGCCTAAATGTTCCCTTATCAACTTTACACTCAATATTTGTTCCATTCTTTAATGAGTAAGCTTGTATTCTTGGTGAATACTTTGTATCAATAGAAAGGATTGCCAACATTCTCGCGTATCGCTCATCGACAATGTCTATATAACCGAGATGTTCGATTTGGGCAGTTATTTTTTCGCCCAAAGTACGCTTTGGGACTCGTAATGTTTTGATGGTTTCATTTAGCAAACCCCTCGAATCAATTTTGGTGAACATTTTAGCTGTTTCATTCTCAGAAAATTTCCTAACTATTTCTTCAGATAAACCCATTTTCTCTATGTTGGCTTTGCTTATTTGAACTCTTTTGCCGATTTGTTTATAGTAATCGACAACCGCCAAAAGATAATTCGCATCGCCGAACTCCTCAAAGAAATCAAGGCTAATCAAGATATTTAACTGACGCGAATTAACACTTGTCTTTTTGTCAATATCAGATAGCAAATCAACAAAACTGTTGTATTGGTTATCCCTCAAAGCATATAATTCATTAGCAATCGTTTCATTCATATACTTAATAGAGGAAATACCTTTGAATATTTTTCTGTCCACTTTGTCATAGCTATATTTTGCGATTGAATATCGAAACTTAATCGGCGAAATCGGAATGTCGCGCTTTTTAGCATATTCAATAATCGTCAGGCTCTTTTCTTCTTTACCCTCAAAAATGTTCAAAGCTGTGGTTATAAATTCAAGCGGATAGTAATAGCGCAAATAACCGCATATATAACCAATCCAAGAGTAGGGGTCTGCGTGGTTTTTAGAAAAGAGATAAGAGCTTGCATCCTCAATTACCTTAATAAAATTAACAATTAGTTTATTAGCCTCATCCGTACCTACGCCATACTTTTCTTTCATTGTTTTAATAAATCCAGCTTTGATTTTTGGGATAAACTTTTCTGTACCAGTCTTTTTGGCAAAACCTCTGCGCACAATATCCGCTTCACCCATTGAATATCCACAAAAAGAATGTAGAAACTCAATTACTTGTTCTTGATATACGCAATAGCCCAAGGTGGAATCCATAAAGTCGTTGAGCGCTTTGTGTCCATTATCTTGATAAATTCCTTGAGAAAGTTTATCTCGATAGGATTCTCCCGCAGGTCTAATCGCGCCGTTGCCGATTGAAAGTAAATCCATATATGATACCTTTGGATTTCTTTTTTTAATTTTCGCAATCGTTTCAGGACTCATTAATTGTTTTAAATAAGATGTTGCGGTCGATGATTCCCATTGGAAAATCATTGTGGTATCATCAACAATGCTATTCCAAACATCCATATCGTCAGGTGGTATGTTATCTGGCGTTGCAAACGGTATTCCTGCCTCGTTACAAGTTTTGTAAATTAAGCCAATGTTATCCAATCCCAAAATGTCTAATTTAACAAAATTAAGTGAATCAATTTCTTTCATATTAAGAACAGAAATTGGGTATTCATCAGTAGCGGTTGTGAAAGTGCCAAACCATTCATCAACCGGGAATGGCGAAACTACACAACCAGCGGGATGATTGCCTACCGAAACAACAACTCCATTTACCATATCTACATATTTAAAGAAATCAGAATATAGGGCTCGAATGTTGTCGGGTACAATCTCTTTCTTTGGGTCTTTGGGGTCTGGCTCAATATAACCCTTAATCATAGACGCGAACGACATATAATCGTAGGGAACTTCTTTATGTACTGAATATTTTTCAATTTTTTTAACAAGCGCAGGAGGGTATGCTTTTGCCTCATTAACATAACTTGAGCCGTTGCGTTTGGTTCGTTCAGCGTTCTCTTTATCAATTACAGCGATTTCATCTTTAACCTCCTTGGGCAAATGGTCAAGATTATCGTAATGGAACGCTCGACTAATATCATCAATCGCACCCTTTAACGCAATCGTATTAAAAGTAACAATATCACAGCAGTATAACCCATCTTTTGAATGTAAATAGTCTTTTACTACTTTTCTATCCTCTGAAAGCCAATCGCTATCAATCTCTGATACCCTCGGTTTCCCGATATTTATTAGGGGGATAGACTATATCTTTATCCATAACTGGATAAATAGCACTTCCAATAGTAACTCATCCTCTATTGTACTCCCAGCGACGGGATAGTCGTTGCACCTTCCATACTTGGCTTGGCACAGGATTGGCATATCTTTCGACTTAGCTTTTCCCTGTTAGCACGACACCTAATTGCCATTTCCTGCAATTCCTATGCGTGTGTCGTACACCCGTGAGTAATACGGTTCACTATTTGATAATTTGTAATATTACTATTACAAACGACTATGTAAAGTTGCGTTCTTTGCATTTCAAATAAAGATTGTATTTTCTTTGTAAAGGTAGATTTAGGTCTATTTTTGAATATAATAGCGACATTATTTTTTCTACGATAATATTGCCGCCATATCTAATGTAGCTAACGGTTTGATGTTTTTTACGCTTTTCTAAATTAATAGGTTTTGAAGTAATGTTATTATTAACTAAATAATTATGTATAAAAGTTAGAATATCGTTTGTACCCACAATGTTAATAGTGTAAAACGGAGACCGTCCGTTGTTTAAATAGATACTCCCATCACCATCAAAATACCCAAGGATAAACGAAGGATAATAAACTGGATTAATAGGTGGAGGTTTTAAAATATTTGTTTTATTGGTGAAAACACCTTGTTTTAATAAACCGTCAAATATTTCTCCACTCTCAACAATTAACCTCACATACCGTGTATCTGGTTTATATCCATCAAATGAATATTCGTGTAGTGGATATGTGGAATCTAAGCATTTATTTAATTTTTCTAATTGCTCACGGTCTTTAATTCCTAAAGACATTCCAAATAATTTACGATTATTTGCATTTGAAATATAACCGTCTGCATAAATATATCCAAGCCAATATGCCTTTTCGTGTGAATCAATTTCATTAAAGTATGAAAAGTTGGCTGTATATTTTCTCGAATTTATTTTATTGCTTCGTATTGGTAAACCTAATTCTTTAAATCTATCTAAATAATAATGATGTGAATGTCCAAACATTTTTGATAGTTTTGATGTGCTAATACCTTGGGCATAATAATTATTATAAAAATACAATGTTTCTTTTTTACTTAAAATATAATTTCACGCTACTTTCTTATAATCCGCGAGACTAACCCTTTCTTTATTCATAAAACGCTCAAAGTTAAGGTTATATTTAACGCTATCTATTTCTGTTATATACAATAGATAAGCGATAATGCTGCCTGAAACCGAACCTCTTGAATACCCATATTTGATGTTTCTTTTGCGCATTTCAGACTTATAGTTTTCTTCCAAAAGCATAAAGTCTATCGCACCATTGTGTTTATATACGTCATATTCATAACGAATACGCTCCACATATTCATCGTAATTTGGATATTTGTTAATACCTCGGCTTTTAACACCTTCGTTGATTTTTTGTTTAAACACTTCTTCCGAATTTTCATAGAGCTTTGGATATTTCGGAAAATAATCTAATGTAAATTCCTCAACGCTATCAGCCATTAGATTGGTTTCATTAATCGCCGCGAGATATACAGCGCGCGGTAATGAATTTTGAATTTCATAAGCCTCGACAAGCTCATCATAGGATTTAAAGGATAAGTCCCACTCATCTTCATTACTAAACCTAATTCTTTTGGCTTTTTGTAACATACTGCGACCGTCTAAGTGGTCTTTGTTTAAAGCGTGGGTATCTGTGCCTGCAATAAGTCGTAATCCTGTTTGCTGACTTAAACTATATAAGAAACGGTTATATGTAATTTGGTCTTCGCAATTATGGTGTTGAATTTCCAAATAGCAGCGGTCAGCATTATCCAACATAAAGGTTAAGAAAGACTCTTTTACCGTTGGTGTGCCATTATTAAGCGCACCGCCTAAACAAGCACTTGTAACAATAATATTATCAGAAGTATTAAACAACTCATTGAATGTAATTCTTGGTGTAAAATAGAAATGACAATCATTACGACTAAATGAGCGAGATACCAGTTTGTTTAATTCGTGAAATCCGTCAAGATTTTTAGCAATTAAAACACAATGGTAATTATCTCTAATTTTTTCATCGTTACCCTCGTTCTCAGTAAGATAAGCTTCAACACAATGCAGATATTTCATACCCGCCTTTTCGATAGCTTCTTTTTTATGTAACCACTCAAAAGTGTTGCCGTGTTCGGAAATTCCCAAGGCTTTCATACCGTAACTTTTTGCCAAAGCTACATAATCTCGAAAATTTGTAATACTATCAATGTTGGTTGTTCCACTACTCAGTTCTGAATGAACGTGATATGGTACATAGTTCATACACTACCTCCAATCAGCGAATACTAACTGGTCACAAGAATGTCTAAAGTTGCATAGATTTGTGCAGTAGAAGTATTCCAAGTTTGCGGGATAATCTTCTTCTTGCTCAATTCTGTGAATATTCTCTTTAAACCATTCAAGTGTTGCCCGGTATTCGTCTTCTAAGAAGGGAATGGTTGCAAATTTGCCACCATCTTTAAAGTGATTCCAAGTTATTTCTTTGGGAAACTCATTAAACATAAGCTTTATGGCGTGTGAGTAAAGATACATTTGCTTTTTATAACTTTCAAATTTATCTTTTAATTTTGCGTAAACCTCGCCATTCTTTTTAAATGGATAAGCACTTGACTTGTTATCAACGACTACGATTTTATTGTCTTGTTTATCTCGCAACAATAAATCAATATAACCGACAAATTTATAACCTTCTAACTCAAATTCAACCTTTTTTTCAACGCCGAGAATTTCATAATCTTTCAGCCAATCAAATGTGACCGTTGCAAAATAATCGGCACAATTTTCAAAAGTTGATTTCATCCAAGCGGGATTGGTTTTATAGAATACATTATCATCGAAATGATTAATATAATATTCGCCTGCATCCTCGACACTTAATTTGCCCTCGAAAATCATAGCTAAAATTTCGTGAACATAAGAACCGACCTCGGCAAAATAATTATTTTCAGATAAGTACAAATCGTCATCTTGCAAAATATACTGAAGATAAAATTCATACGGACAATGCGCGAAAGTGGTTACTCTTGAATATGACCACTTCATTTTTTCGATTTCTTCCTTATATTTGCCTATTTATACCACCTTCTTTTTATTTGCATATAACTCCTCCCAGACTTCTTGGGTAAGGTCAACAGGAGCTCGCTTTTTGCTTTTTTCGCCCAATAGTTTATCTTTATCTTTTATCAAATAAACATTGGTTATTGATTTCAGCTTATTAATGTTTTGCCTAACCTTTTCTTCACCGTAATAGTCCACATCGTTATCATAAGCAAACACAATATCAACACCGAGCTTGACTAATATATCAACCTGTTCGTCGGTTAGCGTGTGTTTTTCAGCGGAAACACAATTTTTATATCCCCAGCCAAACGCTTTCATTACCGATTTAATTGATTCAAAAATGACTACCTCACCTTGTTGTTTTATGTAGGGCGCAGTAATATCTAAAGATTGAAAGTAATCTACAACTCCGACTTTTTCATAATTTATATATTTAGGAATTTTTAGCTCTTCATAATTTTCAAATCTTGTTCTGCCCTTAACATTTATTAAGTTTCCGTTCGCATCTCGAACAGGATAAACAATTCTATTGGCGCGCCTATCAATTCGTATATCAAATAAATCTATCATTTCTCGAGAAATCCCTTCGGCTAACCATTCGTCGATTGGCTCTTTTTTATACTTTGAATAGTATTTCTCATCTAAAATAGGGTGTTCAAATTGTTTTCGCTTTTTGCTATTAAATAATTTGATGCGTTTTAAAAATGAAATCGTATCAGAATGACAAACTGTTGATAAGTCAAAATCGGCTAATTTTGCCGCTTTTTCAACGGCTTCCTCAAACGGCAAATCTTCATATTTCATTAAATAGCCGATAATATATCCCGAACGTCCACACGAAAAACAGTAAAAGGAATTGTTTTCTGGAGTGAAAGAAAGAGAGGGAGTCTTATCAATATGCTTGGGACAATGTGCCCAATAATCTCCCCCTTTTTCCTCTAATTCCAAAAACTGACTAACATAGTCAAGGAGGTTTACGTTTTCGTTGATTTGTTGTAATGTTTCGTCATCGTAGTTTTTTTCAATCAACGAATTACACCCCCTACCTAAATTCTATCTGGTTTTTCGTGTTGTTCAGCCTCGATAACCGTCATTGTATCTCCAGCAAAAACAAGGTCGATATAATCTTCCTCGTCATCTTCTTGCATTTGTCTACCCAAACGATTGACATAAATTTTGGCATAAGCGTTACCGCATTTCATACCGTCTTTCGCCATCATATCTTGTGTTTTATATCCCCATTTGATACCAACGGATAAGTACCTATTAATTTTCATTGAATCGGCAACCTCGCCAGAACGGTTTAACTGGCAGGCAGCCAACACGGGAATATCTAATTGTCCTGCGATATTATTCTTTAAAAAATCGCATTTTGCACCGAGTAGATTATAGTTTTCGCTCGAAGATGCTTCGTTGCTTTTGAGATAGTCATAAACTATAAATCCCAAATCCATCTTGTTTTGAAGGACTTTACAAATTGAATATAAGCCTTCCATAGTTAAATCAGGGTCATAGATATGAACAAACGGTTGTTGTTTGAGCCATTTAATACTCTGCTCAATCTTTTTACCTTCTTCGGCACTATATTTACCATTTTTCACACGTTTCATTTCAACGCCCGACAAATGTGATAATAGCCTTTCGGTATAAAGTCTTGTGGGCATTTCGCTGTCGATAACCAAAGTTGCTACGCCATTTTTGAGCTTATGTACGACTTCGTTCATAAGAACAACGGATTTACCCTCTTTATATTTAGCTTGTATAACGACTAATTCACCCGGCTCGTAAGTGAAATACTCGGAAAACGTCGGAAACTTTGACGGAATACCATACATACCATCCTCGGTTCTTCGGTTTTCTATTTCTTCCCATATATTATCAATATCGTCACCTAATGTATGGATTTCTTCAGAAACGATAAATTGTTGTGTTAATTTGTCCAACTCAGAATAAACGTCGCTGTTTAATTTTTCGAGAGAACAAGTTTTGTCAAAGCAGAGCCCTTGCATCTGCTCTAAGGTTTTTAATAATTTGCGCTTAAATGCGAGTGACACAATGTTGTTTGCAAACATTTTGTACTCTTCAAGAGTGTTTCGTGCTACTTGACTATATAACTCCATAGACTCTTGAATTGTTGGTAAATTAAACTTTTCAAGAGCTCGTTGAATCGCAGGATGACTTTGCAATTTATTAGACAGGTTATAAGGGTCAATGTTTGTTACTCCTGATTTGTATAATTCTAAAATCGCCCAATATATACAAGCATTTTCTTGATTATAAAAATGGTTTGGCTTTAAATAATCTGTATGTGTGATAAAATCGGGATGAATAAACAATGTGCCAATCGCCGCGCTTTCGGATTGGATGTCCGAAATCTCTTTAATATCTTTCATTGTTTACAATTACCTCACATCATTCGCTATTCTAAAATGCTCTGAAACCCTTTTCTTTTCTTCTTCGCAATAGTGAACTTTGGAGATACATCTTTTTGCTCTACGGCTTTGAAATTACTAATATCAATGCCTTGCCCAGCGTTTTGCTTTTTGTAATAAGCATTTTTGATTTCTTTGTTATCAATGAAATAATATAATCCGGGCGGATATTGCAGTCGGTATTTGTTTTTGATACAGAAATTAACCACAAACAACAGATAATCCGAAGTGATGTTTTTTTTGATAATCATTACTTTTAAGATTGAAACAAGTTTGCCAAATTCGGCGTTTTTATCAATGTGTGTCGCCCAAAGGCTCTTAATAGCATCAATATCAGCTTTCTCATTGGGAGTAAATTGCCGCATTGTGCTTTTACGCTTTTGACTTTTTTCAGCCTCTTTTGCCTCATAACAATCTTTATGGAAATACATAGTTCCATTTTGTATGTAGGATTCTGTATCAAGATTTATTTCTCTGATTTGATGATTACATTTAGTGTATCGACAAACCCTAATGTTTTTCTTACTCATTATTGATTCTCTAATACATATGTTGCCTCTAAGTCGGCTTCGTGCATAGCTAAAATAATTGGGTATTTGGTTATTGCCGCCGAAAGAGAGTTATAGTTTTCTTTTGGTTCTGTAAATCCCATATGCCATCTGATTGCATATCTCTCAATCGGTTTTAGCTTTATGTATTCTTCAATCATCATTACCGATTTTTCACCGTGACCATAAGGAATTTTATCTTCGACGGTATAATAGGGAACCTTCTCCCATTTACCTGTTTCCTCATTTTTGGCATTACGCCAACTTGTGGTGTAAAAATAGGTTTTACAAATATCGTGCAATAGAGCGATAATAATTAAACTTTCTTCCTCAATATCTTCTAAAACGTGCGACCAAAGTGTGCTTGTTTTCTTTTTGTTCAATAAGCACTCATATACGTTTATGCTATGTTGAAGTAAGCCACCCGGACAAGACGAATGGTATCGTGTGCTTGCGGGCGCGGTATAGAAATCAGACTTTTTAATAAATTCAATCAAATTCTCTATACCTTCACGTTTGGTTTTCCGAAGATATTTTTCAAAATTCGCAACTTGCGCTTTATCAATTATTTCTGGCATAATCGTGTATCTCCATTAAAATGGAAGGTCGTCATCGTCGTCATCCTCGACTGGCTCTGCTTTCTTGGTCTTGGCTTTTGTCGTTTTGGTTGACTTAGCAGCCGACTTTGTGGTTTTCTTAGCGGTTGACTTTTTTGTGGACTTTCCCTTTTCATCATCTTCAGGAATAACGAAATCAGAGATTATCCAGTTATAATATGTCTTGTGCTTTTTATGGTCATAAGGGTTCTTAGCGTCACAGTTTGTAATCTGAATCCACAATCCACTTTCGGGAATTTCGTCAGCCAATTCCAAAATCTTATCAGCGGCTCTACCAATAAACTGAACAAATCCGTCTTGAAAATCGTTTTTGTAATCGCCGCTCTCTTGCTTTTTGCCAATACTAATATTAGCTGTGGTAACTTTGAAATCTGTGCCATCCTCTCTGGTAAACAGCACTCTTGGCTCATCTTCAGAAACCTTCCAAACCTTTGCAAAGCCACCAACTCTTGATGCGTCTAAAGCCTCAAACGCAGCCTCAAGCTCAATGCCGAGGTGTTCTGCTAATTTCTTCGCGGAATAACCGCAACTATGAAATCCCATATTTTATTCCTCACTTTCTAATAGCGGTAAGTTGCATCAGTAGTTTTTCAAGAATATCTACGTCTGCAATATTTTTGTACTGACCGATAATTGCCTCGTCTGGTAGTTCAGGGAAAGCTTCGCGTTCTGCTTTGCGGCAGTATTCAGCAACCTTTTCTTTTGCACTATCAGATAATTTAACTTTCTTGTCTACGACTTCCTTAATTTTGTCTTTAAGTTCTTCGGCTTTAACAAGGTTCTCAGGTAAATCTTCTCCATCATAAATATGTAAGCCAAGTCCGTGTAGAGCGCAAGCCTTAACAAGACATCTCTTGAGCGACTTGTTTGCATCGACAGAGGTGATTTTATCGGCAGTAATACTTTGGTTTTTATAATCCATAATCGCCAATACCTCATTAATGGTTAAACCCTCAACTGTTAATGAAACTTCTACCCAGCCAGATTTACCATCATCGTGCCAAAATCTTTTATTGCCATACTCGTCAATAATCTGAGGGACGATTTCGTATGTGGCATTAGGGTATCTTTTCTTAACCTCGCCCCAAGCCGAAGCCCAAGAAAGATAAGTTAGCTTGCCTTTTTCTTTGGTCTTACCACTAAGGTCAACGTCGTTTAGAATGTTAAAAGAGCTATTTTTAATATCTGTTGCGTTTGCCAAAAACATTTTCCTTTCTTTTAAATTTTTAAAACAATGAGTTGTTTTTGAAGTGCAAATTACGTCTGACCATATAATCTGGCTTCAAATGCCTACATAATCTATATAAAAACATCTTTCGATGTTGTTCACGGTTTTATTGTATTGTTTTAAAGAGTTTTAATAATGCAAATGCACTAAGCACTTGCCAATCTCGTTTCGGCTATCTCAAATGAATTATCGTCTAATTCGACACCAATGAACTTACGGTTAGTTTGAATAGCCGCGACACCCGTTGTTCCCGAACCCATACAAGGGTCAAATATTATATCACCTTCGTTACTATTATCTAATAATAGTTCCTTCATAAGTTCAAGATTTTTCTGAGTGGGGTGTAATTTATTTCTACCACAAGGGTATTCAAATACTGTATTTTTACAATTCGCGTTAAAAGTTGCGCCTCGTTTTTTAAACCAAACGGCGTTTTCTATACCCGACAAGTAAATATGCTTACCGTTCATCGGTGAAGGATTTGTTTTCTTCCATATAAGCTGCCGAACCGTTCCTTTATGTTTGTCTTGTTTGGCTTGGAAGAAATTTTTAATTTCGCTTAGTTGATGTTGACCGCAGAAAATAATTATCGTTCCGCTTGTCACGCGATAAACCTCTTTTAAAAAAGCATCTAATTCAAAAGTTGTAATATCGGCATTTGTCTTATTGAGGTTTCTAAGTCCGTTATCTTTACGGTTCACCTCACCGTATGGAATATCAGTAAGTGTTACATTCACCGCGCCATCTTCCATATTTCGCATCACCCTCATACAATCGTTGTGTATTAATTGTTCGGGGGTGATGAATATTTATATGTATTCATCTATTCTCCTTTTGGTTTTCTTCTAAAACTTGTTTCCAACGAAACTTTCTATCACCCGGTTTAATAATACCTTTATCTTCAGCTTCAAATCTCTTTTCAAAGTCGTGTACTGTATGACCATCAGATTTAAAAGTTGTTGGGCTATCGTTATCCCATTTAAGTAAAAGTGCCCATAATTCAGGATAGTTGCGTCTTAACAATCTAAGTTGGTCAACGCCTTGGTTGTGACAAAACCAACAGCCCCCTCTGGTCGCAGTAGTATAAATGGGCGATAGTAAATTATTTTCTTCGCACCATTTTCGACAATAAGCTTCATCCCACCCAATATCTACAAGTGGAAGAATTTTGCCATCCACAGAATGTCGCTTAATACGTTCTGGTTCATCAGCGGCAATTCCGAGATACTGCACAATATTTTTCTTCCCGCCTTGTGCGAGGGCGGTTTCTGAAAACCCTCGATTTGTCTTCGTAGAGCTTTCGGACGCAAGCAACGCATTTTGAGGTCGCTGTTGCACCAAGTTCCTTTTGGGATTGGGAAACCGAGAATTGATTTGTCGCAACGCCGCCTTCTTGAGTTGTGAGGTTGCCCCACAACCTGCACCGTGACGTTGCCATCCGTCTCTCTCTCTCTCTCTCTCTCTCTCTCTCTCTCTCTCTGAATCCTTTGGTTTCCTGCGTTTTGGAATATGGTAAAACAACTTTTCGTAAGTTAGTTTCTCGCCCGATTGCTGTGAGTGCCGAAAC